CCCAATTTAGTTTTATGTTTTGAATGGTTTGAGGAAGCTTTTGAAATAATAAAAGAAGAAACATATAATAACACAAGAATGTGTTCAAGAGGATTACTTCCAGAAGGATATTTTAGACAAACAGTAGCAAGCTTTAATCCATGGAGTAATCAGCATTTTATAGTTAAAAAATTAACTCAAAGATTAACACCAAATGAAGAAATATTACTAAAAGAAGGAAAACAAGAGTTAATAATTGAAGAAGAGCAAGAATTTGAATACTTAGGAAAACAAGTAAAAGAAAAGACAAGTCAATTATTAATGATTACAAATTACAAATTAAATGAGTTTTTAGATATAAAAGATTATGCAATATATGAAAAAATGCGTAAAGATGATTATGAAAGATATAAAACAGCAGGGTTAGGAATGCCTGGTATTGCATTAGGATTAATATTTAAAAATTGGCGAATTGAAGATACAGAACAACATAAAAATGCATTTGAATTAATAAGAAGAGGTTTGGACTTTGGTTATAGTTCAGACCCTTCATGTTTTTTACAGTTTAGTGTTGATACTAAACGTAAAAAAATATATGTATTTGATGAATTTAGTGCTTGTGAATTAGATAATGAGCAATTAGCAAATGCAATAAGACCAAGAATGCCATTATATTCATTAGTAAAATGCGATAGTGCAGAACCAAAATCAATAGCAGAATTAAATAAATACAAAATTAATGCTATACCAGCAACAAAAGGTCCTGATAGTATATTACATGGTATCAAATGGTTACAAGGATATGAAATAATAGTAGATCCTAAATGCAAAGGATTAATAGATGAATTAGGATTATATAGATGGAAAGTTGATAAATATGGAAATCCATTAGAAATTCCAGAAGATAAAAATAACCATAGAATAGATAGCTTACGTTATCGGAAGTGATGATTTGTATTTAGCAAGTTAGGAGGAAGAAAATGACACAAACAGAAATAATAAAAAGTTCATTACCTAATATGGATAGTGAGATAATAAAACAATTCTTAAAAGATGATGCTATAAGTCCATTAAAAAGGCAAATGGAAATTGGAGAAAGATACTTTAATGGTAAGCACGATATTTGTTATAAAAAATTAAATGAATATACTATTAAAGATTTTAAGACAGAGAATGGACAAAAAATATATACAGAAAAGATTATAGAAATTCCAAACAGGTCATTAGTAAAAGTGGCTCATAGATATCATTGGAAATTAGTAAAGCAAAAGCGTGATTATACTGTAGGAAAACCAATAACAATTACTTATGAGCCTATTATAGAAAAAGAACTAAATGAGGAACAAAAAAAGAAATTGAAAAAAATGAATAAAAAAATAGTTGATAAATTTTGGAACATATTAGGAATAGGATTTGACAACTTTTTAAGACAAACAATAGTAGATATGTCTAATAAAATTTATGCAGTATGGTTTCCATATTATGATGAACAAGGAAATTTTAAATATACAAGAATAGAACCAAAAGAAATAATTACTATATATGATACAAAAACACAAAAAATATTAACAGATATAATTCACACATATAAAATCATAGATAATAATAAAAAGAAAATATATGTAGAATGGGCAACAGCAGAAAATACAACATATTACATAGAAGAAAAAGACGAAATTACACAAACAGAAGAATATTTATTAGATGTATCAAGAATAAATCCAGAACCACATTGGATTACGCAAACAATGTTCAATGGAAAATTAGCAAAAACAGAAGAACATAGTTGGGGAAAAGTGCCATATATAATTATTAAAAATAATGAAGAAATGCAAACAGATTTAGAACCTATTAAAAATTTAATAGATGCGTACGATTTAATAAATTCAAATTTCATAAACACAATAGAAGACTTAAAAGAATTTATTTATAAAGTGAATGGATATGGAGCTGAAGACCTAACAGAATTAGTTGAAAGAATAAAAATAATGGGTATTATTCGTAATAATGATGCAACTGGAAGTATTGGGGTAGAAACAATACCTTTTCCATACGAAGCTAGACAAATAATTCTTAAATTATTAGAGGAAAAAATATACGAGTTTGGAAGAGGGGTAAACACAAATAGAACAGAATTGATAGGACAAGCACCAAGTGGAATTAGTTTAGAGTTTTTATATACAGACTTAGATAGTAAAGCAGATGATTGTATAAATAGCTTAAGACAAGGATTATACGAACTATTCTGGTTTATTGCAGAGCATTTAAAAAGAATAGGAGAAATCCCACAGGACTTAAATGTATTTGATTTTAAATTTACTTTTAATAAATCAAGAATATTCAATACTACAGAACAAATACAAACATTAAATAATGATACAACTATAAGTACAAGGACAAAACTAGAAAATCATCCATATATAGACGATGTAGAGCAAGAACTACAAAGACTTAAAGAAGAAAAAGAAGAAAATATGAGAATGCAAAGTCAAATATTTAATGCTTCTGGTGGATTTGATGATAATCATAATAATGAAGATAACACCAACGAATAGGAGGTGTTATTTTTATGGCAAGAAAACCAAATGATTATTGGGAAAAACGATCTACTGAATTAATGAAAAGACTAGAAAAAGGAACAGAATATACTATAAATAGTTTAATAGATATATATGATAAAGCAATTAAAAATATTGATAAAGAAATAAGGAATATATTTAAAAATTATTCTAAAGATGCAATGTTATCAAAAGAAGTTTTTGAACAATTATTAAGTAAGAAAGAATCAGATATACATTATAAAAATCTACTATATACAATAAATAACAACATAAAAGATGAGATTATAAAAGACAAAATGATAGCTAAATATAATGCACCAGCTTATAATTATCGCATATCAAGATATGAAGCTTTAAAAGAAAATATCGAAATGGAATTAGTTAAATTAGCAGAATTAGAGCAACAGGCAACTACAGAAAGATGTGTAGATACAATAAAAGAGGCATATTATCACAATATATACAATATTCAAAAGGGATTGAATTTAGGGTTTAAATTTGATTTGTTGAATAATAAAACAATAAATTTATTACTGAATGAAAATTGGAATAATAAAGCTAATTTTTCAGAAAGAATATGGAAAAACAAAAATAAATTAAGTGATTATTTAAATACACAATTAATAGCAGATACAATGAGTGGTAAATCGGTGAATAAGATAAGTAGAGAACTAAAGGAATACATGAATGTAGGACTATATAAAGCTACGAGACTTGTAAGAACAGAAGTAAATCATTTTGCAAATGAAAGTGAAATGTTATCTTATGAAGAATTAGATATAGAAAAATATAGATTTATAGCAACTTTAGACAATGTGACTTGTAAACATTGTGCAGAATTAGATAATAAAGTATTTAATATAAAAGATAGAAAACCACGGTAAGAATTATCCACCAATCCACCCAAATGACAGATGCACAACAGTAGCAGAATTTGATGATGATGTAATAGATGGACTACAAAGAAGAGCGAGAGATGAAGATGGAAAGTCTATATTAGTACCACAAGATATGACATATAAACAATGGAAACAAGAATATATGCCTAAACTAACATTAGAACAAGGTGTTAATAAAAACAAAAAAGAGGTATTAAAGTTTCAAGAGAATATTAATGATTTTACTAAAAATACTATAAGAACAAAATTATATTCAAATGAACAAAGAAAGAATAATATAGTTAAATGTGAAAAAAATATTATAAGAAAATATAAGGATAATCAAAAAGAAAATTTGGCAATGTTAGATGCAAAAACAGGTAATTTAATAGGTAAAATTACAACTGGAACTAAAACTAACGTTAATCCTAGTCTAAGTAATATTGCAAGATTATACAAACACAAAGATAATTCTTTTATACTTATACATAATCATCCTGAAAATTATTCTTTTTCTTTGACAGATATTAAAAGCTATGTTAAATTTAAAAGTATAGACACTATGATTATTAAATCTCCAGACTACACATTTTATTTAAAAGCACCAAAAAGAAATATAGATATAGATAAATTAAAAGAAAAATATAATAAAATAGAAAAGCAAATAAATAAACAATACAATTCTTTTAATGGTGCAGAAAAACGAGATTTAGTTATATCAAAGTTATCAAAAGATTTGGGGTGGATATATGAAAAAGAAAAGAATTAAAGGATATAGTAAAAGAAAAATTAAATTCATATGTGGATATTATCCATATATTTTGTTTGAATAATAATTATTGATTAATATAAAATAAGTCGTAGAAATACGGCTTTTTATTATGCCCTAGATATGGCACTAAACTGTCTATTTTTATTACTCATTTATTCATGAGGATAAACAAAGAATAACTTTCGTTCTGGTAGCACCAGCATAATAAAGCTAGAAAGGATTAATCATGGAATGGTTAAAAGAATTGTTAAAAAACGCAGGAATAGAAAATGTAGATGATTTAGAAAGTAAAATTGCTAAAGAATTACCAAAATATTTTAAGCCTGCAAGTGTTTTTAATGAAGTAAATGAAAAGTTAAAAAATGCAAATACAGAAATTGAAACATTAAAAACAACGCAATCAGATATTCAAACAGAGTATGAGAACTATAAGAAAGGTTCTATTACTCAAGAAGATTATGACACAAAAGTAAAAGAAATTCAAGAAGAAGCAGACAACAAAGTAAAACAAAATAATTTTGACAGTAAATTAGCAGTTAAGCTAATGTCAAAAGAAATTAATGCAAAAGATGTAGTAGACATAAGGGCAAATCTTGATGTCTCAAAAATTAGTTTAGATGGAGAAAACTTCATTGGACTAGATGAACAAATAAATAGTTTAAAAGAAAGAAAAGATTACTTATTCAACAAAGAAGAAACTATAATTACTGGTGTTGGAGAAAGTAAGAGACAAAAAGTAGATGGAGATAAACCAGATTTTAGCAAAATGTCCTATGATGATATTGCTAAATATCTAGAACAAAATCCAGATGCTGAAATTGAATAAAAAAAGAAAAGGTAGGTAAATAATTATGGGAAATTTTGATTCAAAAAGCTTTAATGAAAAAGCATTTAAATATTCAGTAGAACATGCTAGAATACCAAATTTAAAAACAAATGAACTAAAAAAATCAAAGGCATTAAAAGGAAGTAAAGATATAAGAGATGTATTTACATCTCAAAACGGAACGGTTTATGCAGAAATAGCAATGAAAGGATTATTAGATGGACAAGCAGTTAATTACGATGGACAAACTGATATAGAAGCAACAAAAACAAAAACATTTAACAGAGGAATTGTGGTTGTTGGTCGTGCAAAAGCTTGGACAGAAAAAGACTTTTCTGATGATGTATCAGGTGAAAGTTTTATGAATAATGTAGCAGAACAAGTAGCTGAATATAAAGATGGGTTAGACCAAGATACAATACTTGCTGTACTAGAAGGTATTTATAAAATGACAGGTACTAAAAACAATGAATTTGTTGATAATCATACAACAGAAGTAGATGGAAATATGACTGCTACTACTTTAAATAGTGCTACTAATAAAGCATGTGGTGCAAATAAAAAGAAATTTACAATGGTATTTATGCATAGTGATGTTGCAACTAATTTACAAAACTTAAACTTAATTGAACATCTAAAATATACTGATAAAGATGGAATAACAAGAGATATAGATTTAGGAACATGGAATGGTAAATTAGTAATAATTGATGATGATATGCCAATTGAGGCTGTTGATGCAACAGAAACAGAAGAGGCATACACAAAATATACAACTTATGTTCTAGGAGATGGAGCAATTGATTATGAAGATATAGGTGCTAAGGTACCATATGCTATGGCAAGAGATGAAAAAACAAATGGAGGAGAAGATACTTTATATATGAGACAAAGAAAAGTATTTGCACCATATGGTATTTCATATACAAAGAAAAACCAAAAAACAGAATCTCCAACAGATACTGAATTAAAAGATGGAGCTAACTGGGAAGTAGTACATAGTGGAGAAAGTGCAGTTGCACAAAGAAGCTATTTAAACCACAAAGCTATTCCAATAGCAAGAATAATCTCTAAAGGGTAAGGACTAGTTCCTTATCCTTTTTAGGAGGTAGAAATGAAAGAAAAAACAATTTTAGAAAGAGTAAAAACTTTATTAGGAATACAAGACGATAGCTATGACAATAAGATACAAGAATATATAGATTTATTTTGTGATAAAGTAAAATCTATTTGTAAAAGAGTAGATTTTCCATCACAATTAAACTATATGGCTGTAGATTTTGCAAGAAAAAGCTATTTATATTACAAAGATAAAGATAATTCTAGTAATGAGCAATTACAAGTAACAAGTGCATCTGATAATGGGCAATCTGTTAATTTTAAAATAATAGAAAACATTTCAAAAGATGATATAGATATTGATAAAGTAATTGTTAAAAATATGACAGAAATAGCAAATTATGCATATATGGAGTGGAGAATATGAAAATACCAAATGAATTTAAACAAGTAATAAAAGATACCTTCTATGACAAAGAAATTGAAATATGGTCATCTGGAACAATCAAAGATGATGAGGGAGCAGTAATTGAAAATGGTAAACTAGAAAAGATAGATAGTTTTAAAGGAAATTTTCAATTTACTACAAGAGAGTATATTCAGCAAGAATATGGCAAAGAAATAGAAGCTAATGCAATAGTAACTTGTGATAAAACAGTGGCTAAGATTAGCGATATACTTGTATATAACAGCAATGAATATGAAATAAAAAGCAAAATAATAGTAGATAGTCATACAACATTACTTGTGAATGGAAGTGATGAGAATGTCTAGTATAGAAGGATTAGATGAGTTACTAGCTACTTTATCTCGGTTTAGGTGGAGATATTAAACAATCTTGTCTAAAAGGTGGTAGGCGAGGTATGAAAAAAGTTCAAAAGAACGCTAAATATTTGGCACCAGTTGCAGAAGTGAATGGTGGAGAGCTTCGTAATTCTATTAAAGAAAACGGAGAAATAAATGGTGATGAAATAAATTGTAAAGTATATACCAATTGTGACCATGCTGTTTACAATGAATTTGGAACAGGAGAAAGAGGACGAGAAAGCAATATAGATAGACCAGAACGGAATATCATATAAAGCTGATTGGAAAGGTATAGCTGCACAACCATTTTTAACTCCTGCATATTTGCATGCAAAAAATACAAGTGAAGTCGAACAAGAAGTAACTAAAACAATACAACAAGAAATAAGAAAGTTAGGTGGTAAATAATGATAAATTTAAAACCACAAATATTAAAAAAATTAGAAGAAATCTCAGATGTTGAGGTTTCTTATTTTTATCCACAAAAGTGGAGTAATTTAGATAAAAAGCCTGCTATTTCTTACTATGAAATGGATAATTCTGTTTCAAGTAAAGCAGATGATGAAGAATATAGCAGTAATATTGCTATTCAAATAGATATATGGGCTAAAAGTCCAAGTAAGTGTTCTAAGTTAGCTATTGAAGTTAATTCAAAGATGGAAGATTTAGAATTTGAGAGAACTTTAGCAGTAGATTTATTTGAACAAGAAACAAATATATATCACAAAACAATGCGTTTTGAGAAAATAGAAATTTTATAAAGGAGGGCGTTAATTATGCCAAAAAAAGCTTTAAGAGGATTAAGTGGAATCAAAGTATTTGAACTATTAGAAAATACAGAAACAAATTATAAAGTAGGAGAAGCAATAAACATTCCTTATGCACAAAAATTAACAAGAGATATTCAAACATCAAATGACCCAATAT